CAATCAGATCTGCGCCCATCTTTCGAACTGGGACGAGAATAGAATGCCTCAAGAGGCTTAATTAGCTGACAGACTCTGCACCTCTTGTCTGCCATAGTCAGCCCTCAAGGTTGCGGTTAGCGATCTCAAGCGCCTGCGCGACATGATTGTCGTGGACACCGAGGAGGCTTTCAGTCTGATTGTTGATGTTCTTCCTGGCGCGGTCAACCATAGTTACCAGCTTATCTGAGACACGGCCACCTGATTTGCGCTGCTGTCGGTCAAGCTCGCCCTGCATTCTCTGAGTTGATCCCTGAAGCGCCCGCCTGGTCATGTCCGCCGTTGGAGCAGCCGCACCCATGGCTTGGACAGGTTTTGATCCGGCTAGTTCTCCTGCGCCATAAGATATCTTTTTGACGGTTTCCGGCGTCAGCATTCTTTGGCCAGCTATCAACAAAGCCGCGCCAGCAGTATGCCCAGGGATACCAGAGAAAAATGAAGATCCAAAATGCGCCAATTGAGCTGGCGTCAAAGAGTTTACCCAGTTGAATGGCTTACCAGCGGCTTCGTGCATTGCAGCGCCAGCGATCTTGTAAGTCAGCGTTGGATCATACTCAGCAAGCTGTAGGATAAACTTATTTTTGCTAAGATCATTCTGGGCCTTGATGAGTTTAATCATCTCAGCACTGGCATTTGCGCCTTCTCTGGTGCCAAGAGTACTTTTGATAGTCCCCATAGTATCTAAAAGTCGTTCATAGTCACGCATAAGTTTAGTATATTGGGGAGCTGCATCGCCAATTGCGCCCGTGACGCCTGCATATACATTTTTCATGGCGTTTTCAGCCATTCTATTTGGTGCTTGACCCTGTTCAGCGTAAAGCTCACGCTTAAACTGATCAAGCCCACCAACAGTTTTTTCAAATGAACCTGGCGGCTTTGCCTCCATTACGCGCAAATCATTTTCAAGCAAATCTAAAGCCTGATGCGCTTTTAAGCCATTAACACGCGCACTTTCAACAGGCCCAATTTTCCCTCTGGCCTCTTCAATGGACTTGTAAATCTTATCGAATGGAACCTCTTGTTGAAGTTCCAAGATTCCTTCTTTTGTCGCACCCCATTTAGCCATCTCCGCATCACGCAGACTTTTTACTGCTTGGCTCATGTCTTGAGACAGGTCTACGGCGTTCTTTTGTCCAGTAGCAAATGTGTTGAAGGCATCCTTGATCGCGGGATCAGTAACTTTGCCCGCCTGGTATGCTTGCTCAATTGCTACTGGAGAAATGCCAGATGCTTCAGCCGCCGTCTTTTTTGCGAGAGGCGATACGATATTTTCACCAGCAAACTTACCGGCAGATATAACTGTAGACACAGGGTCCATAAGCGTGGCAACAGCGCCAGTTCCTTTGCCAAGCGCAGATAGCGCTTTCCCTGTTTTGCTAGCAGCTCCTGCAAGTTGCGCACCTTTAGCTAACCCAGAAGCACCGCCAGTAACGGGGATAGCAGCAGTAGACAGCACGCTAAATGGATCAGTAGCTATTGCCTTCTTGAACCCAGCAATAGAAGTATATGGCTCAAACATGGCATTAAGAACAGCTTCGTCCTCTGCCTTCTTGGCGGGGTCCTGAACTGCACCAAACGCACCGCGAGCCTTTGATGCAATGCCTTGTCCAAGCTGCTTCAGACCCTCGCCAGTTTCCTGATAGTTGTAGATAGCCTCAGGGATAGCCTTTATAGCTCCCCAAGCGCTCGCAGGAGCTGCAGAGAGAGCCCTAGAAGCGACTTCCATCTTGGGCATGTTCTCCCAATCAACCTGGTCCGCATCTTCGCGACCACCAAATGTTGGGATAGCAGGTCCATCAGCTTCTGAGGCTAACTTCTGGGGGGCACCCGACTTGACTCCAAACGTAGGAATTTTCGGGCCATCTGTTTCAAGATTTTGAGATTGATCAGCCATGACTATCTCCCCAGCACTAGTTTAGCTGTCCCAAGACCATGTTCTCTCTCAAATGCCTGAATAGCTTGCTGCGTTCTACCGGGATATTGACTGCCATACTGCTCAACAAATCCAGTAAGCTTCTGCTTATCTGGCTGAGGAATAGAATTAACAAGCCCCCGATCTGCATACATTTTTACTGGGTTGAAGTGCTCAAATGCCTTATCAGCACCCTCCAATGTGTGGAAACGGCTTACATAGTCCCTGTAGAACTTCGCCTTGTCCTGATCGTAATCATTTTGGGCTAACATAGAGGCTGAGACAATATCGATGCCCTTCTTGCTCATTTCTGTCCCAGGCTGGCTCTTGACGGCTTGGCTTACGATATACCCAGGCTCTCTTGTACCAATAGAATTGGCCACCTTTGTTCCAAGGCCAAAGGTTCCTTTTTGTGCAGCTTCAAAAAAGCCCTGAGAAGGAACTGCAATTTTTTCAGCTCCAAGAGTTCCCAAAATACCGTTAACGTCCGCCAAAATTTGATTTCTTTTGGCGTTACCAGCGCCAAATTCTGTCCACCCGCCTTGAGGTATTGCATCAAATTGTTGAATTAACTGAGTAAGCTGAAGACGAGCATTTGCCTGATTTCGAGCTTTTTCCTCCATATTGATTACGGAGTTCTGAGCATCAGTTGTAATTTTTTCAGCGTCCTTTGGCGGCTCGCCAGTCGCAGGATTTACCCCGAGGGCTGCGTTAACATTTGGAGCAATATAATTCCCTGGCACGGTTAGCGTGGGGGTCCACTTATTGACATCAGTTGGCTTGTCCGCAAGCTTTGTTGGGTCCGAAATAAGCTGACCAGCTTGAACGCCCGGAGCTGAAGGTGCCCCAGACACGCTTTCAATCTTCTTGGCCTCATTTGCCAAGTCTTCGCGGCCAGGCAACGGGCGACCCAACTGGTCTGTCAACTTAATAACAGGAGCTGTCGGGTTTTCCTTGTCAAACAACTGCATTTCACCCAGAGCATTCCGCGAAACAACATACATACCACTGCGCAGATTTTTGGTTGCCTGCTGAACTTGAGCAGTATGGGCAAGCTCAAGTTGCGTAGCTGCTTCAGTCTTGGGAATATCAGCAGCCATCTTGCGCTGCTGCTGGTAAGCTCCAACGCCACCCATGATGCCTTCACCAAGAGCCTGGCCAAGGTTGCGCTTGTCAGATGCCAACATAGAGCCAAGGAAGCCCAAGGCGGGGACAATGAAGCCTTCAGAGGTGACGGTATCGCCAAGGCTTTTCTTTCCCTCCGCGCCACGGGATGCAGCAACAGCATCCCCAATCGACATGGGTGGAACGGGAGCGCCACCACCCGTCTTGTTCAGCATCGAGTAAACTTCACTGACGCTACGGGGAGTGCCATCCTGCTTGAAGAACATAGTCTGGTTTGCACGAATTTGATCCTGACCCGCAACGCTGGTTGCAGGCATAGAGGGATCGGCTTGCATAGCCTTCAGCAACGCAGGACCACCCGCGCCACCCAAGAACCAGTTTGCGCTGACATTTTGAGGCGTAGGCTCAAAGCCCTTATCCGCCAATCCGCGCACATGTTCTTTCGAAAGTCCTAAACCTAAGGTCTGTTGTTGCTCCGGTGAAAGAGTGGCTGCAAAATGCGGCACATCTTGATACTCAATGCCCCATTGAGGATTGCGCGCAATAAGGCCCTTGGCCGTAGGATTGGTGATCTGGAACAGACCAGCCGCAGAAGATGTCTTTGCCTTAGCTTGAGAATCCCCACCACTTTCGCGGCGCATTTGAAGTGCCAAGGCATCTTTTGCGGCGCGGTCAAGATCCTCTTCACTATATCGCGGTTGATTGACTACAAGCCCAGCTTCTTGGGCATTAGGAGATGGCATATCTGCTTCAGGAGAGTAGTCAGCGGGGACGTCAGTCGCGCCTTGAAGAGCGTACCCTTGGCGCGGAACCAAACCGCCTTCACTGAAGGGAAGCAAGCTGCCAAGGGCGCTACCAGCCATAGAGCCAAGCGGGCCAAAAGCAGATCCAATCACAGAGCCCGCCATTTTTCCAAGGCCAAGGCCAGAACTTCCGCCACCACCACCAGAGGTTTGCATCTGCGCAGGCTTCAGTAACTCATGCTTCTGAGACCCAGCCTTGAGGACGCCCTCCATCGGGTCTTTGCTGCCCATGACATCACTGGGATCATAAGGAACAGCTTCGTCCCCCTGGCTATCATCACCGCCACCATCCGCATATGCGTGGCGCGGAACAATGAGACCGCCTTCTGCTTTAAACATATCTCCAAAGAAATCTTTGCCCTTGGAGAAGATATTTTCACCGCTCAGCTTACCCTGGCCGCCAATAAGTCCAGCGGACCCTGTAGGGTCATCCTTTGTTGGCGCGGAGCCCATCAAGCCAGCTTTGCCCATGCTGTACGTTCCAGCAATGTCTTTGCCAGTCTGCATAGCAGTAGACAGTCCAGACGGGCGATGCGCAGGCATCGACATCTTCGCAGCTTCAATCGGCTTAGGAACCGGGATGCTAGCTGCCGGGACAATTCCAGTAGCCCCCACAGGTCCACCCATGGGCTGCGCGCCGCCATATACGCCGAGAGCCTGTTTGTTAGCCGCAACGATATTGGCCCAATCGTTCGAATCAACTAGACCGCCGCCGACATATCCGCCGCGCTCAAAGTTCTCACCCGCCGTGTCTGAAGTGACCGCGCCACCCATAGAGCTAGGATCAAAGCCATCGGGGACCAGGCCGCCACCCATGTCTTTGTGAGTGCGTTCAGCATCCTCAGTAGCCTTCTTGTAGTCCACGGTCTTGTAGCCACCCATCAGGCCAACAGCATCGGGATGTTTTTTCTCAACATCCTGAGCCATCAAACCGATTTGAGTGCGGTCATCGCCATTATACTTGTAGCTGTAAATGGGTTGACCATCATGGGTCTTGCCAATCTCCTTAACGTCATTTTTCAGACGCTTATCAGAGAAGAACCCACCCGGTGATGTCTGAGTGCCAGAGGTAGTCGAGCCAGATAGAGCGCCAGTACCCATGGCAATATTGGCCAGGAACTGAGCCACTTGAAATGGGTAGCCACGCTCTTGCAGGAACTGCTGATACTGAGCGGTGTCCTGAGCCTGCTGGGTCTGCTGACCAACCTGGCCCGCAGCCAACTGAGCCTGCGCACCTTGCAATGCAGCCGCCTGCGCTCCAGTGCCCAAGCCAGCGAGTTGCTGAGCAGTCCCCGCGCCCATCGTATAGCCTTGTTGACCAAGAGCCCCAAGTTGCTGAGCTGTCTGAGCGCCTTGAGCATATTGTTGCTGACCAAGGCCCTGGACTGCTTGGCCAACACCAAGGGCCTGGCCATAAAGCCCTTGACCAAGTCCCTGCATTTGCTGCGCAGCACCAAGCTGTTGAGCGTAACCTTGTTGGCCAAGCGCTCCCAATTGCTGTGCGCCACCAAGTTGTTGAGAATATCCCTGTTGGCCAAGACCAGCTAACTGTTGACCAGCTTGCTGAATTGCAGCGCGATTTGCTTGCGCAGCACCAAGCCCAACACCTTGTTGCTGCTGGGCAGTTTGCAGCGCCTGCTGGTACCCTTGTTGATAAAGAGGCGCGATAGCTTGAGCCTGAGCTAATTCCTGTTGGCCACGCAATGTCTGCCGTTGCAGCCCAGCGCGTTCGCCCCCAAAAGCTCCAGCGCGAATGGCTTCAGCCTGCTGCTGAGCAAGTTGCTGGCCCTGTTGTTGACCCATTGCAGCTTGCGTGGCACCAACCACGCTACCAACATATGGGTTCATATAACGGCCAGTTTGCAATCTACCCGGATCAATCCCCTGCGCCCCGGCAAGCGCTGCCATGGTTGCAGCTTGTTGATAAGGCTGCGCGCCTGCAACGGCCTGCTGTACACCTTGAGTGGCTGCCTGTTGATAAGGCTGCGCGCCTGCAAGAGCTTGTTGAGTCCCCTGTGTAGCCGCCTGATAATATGGCCCTGCAACCCCCCCCGCCTGTCCATACTGTTGCCCAGCAGCAGCGCCTAGCGCCTGGCCTGTCTGTTGCGCAGATTGGAGCTGCCCAGTGGCCTGATCTATATAGTTAGCGCCACCCTGCTGAGCCCCCATAAGGCTCTGCGTAGCCGCGCCATAATAGGGCTGTGCTTGCCCTGCGGCAGCATTGGTAGCGTTTGTTCCCGCTACCTGAGTTGGAGTTAACCCAGCAACAAACTCACCGCCATACTGTTGAAATGGTTGTTGAGCGACATCTTCAGCGCGAGCATTAACAGAATTGTACCGCGCCAAAACTTCCGGCGGGATCGACACTGTTTGGGATGAAGAAGTTGTGCCACCCTTGCCACCACCACCAAAATAGGTATCGATGAAACCCTTAGGAGGCTGCCTAAAGACAAAAATATTGCTCATGTAGCGGCCTCACCTCGAAAACCTGTACGTGCATTATACAGGAAAAACGCACCACTTGGCTTGCCAAATTGGCGCTCATATAAGCGCACCTTAGCCTCAGTCCGATGGTTTGACAAAACACCAATCATTAGAGGCACTTCCAAGGTATCAGCAGCCCTTTTCGAAAACTCACAAAGGCGACGGGCTCGACCACCCTTGGCATTCCGGAAGTCTGGATGAATGAAAATAGCTCGTTCTTCCAGTACATTTGCGTCAGAGTACCACATCGGCCCCACTCTGAGAAGGATTGCACCCTCAAGTTGGCCCCCACCATCTTGAATAATACCAACTAAACCATGGTCTAGGTTAAGTGCAGGCCAAATTTCGGCCAAAAGCTTTTGCGGATTAGGATCTACAAACCCATTTTCTTCACAAGCTTGAAGCGCCAACTCCATCATGGGGTGAACATCTTCCGGGCCGCCAATCCTTACACCGATATCTTCTGACATGAACTACCCCCTAGTTCTTTTTCGGCGCAGCTAGACCCTTAAGTGTCTTCACGGTCTTAGCCCGCATCTTCAGCACAAAGTCATCCAACTCTGTATGCCCAGCATTCATATCCCCATTCCCAACATTAATCACTACTTCAGGGGGAATTACATATTCCCCGCCAGCAGCGACAATCGGAACTTTTTGGCCAGCTACCCCCCCGGAGGCAAAAGCCTTGGGAATCCCCCCATACATCTTTGTAATGTCGTTCATGATCTTAAACCCAGCCATGGTATTCCCCTCACCCATAGCCGAGATTATGTCTGCGGGGATTACGTAGGAGCCCGATGGGACATGCATTGGGAGATGATCTGTACGCCCCGCCACAGAACTATGGATTGGGCCAACATGGGGTTTGATGCCAACGCCTACTGGCGCGGATGGCACCTTCGGCACCTTTGGCACAAGATTACCACCAGCAGCGCGCTTTTTGCGTGATTCGCTCAGAGCGATGGCAATGGCTTGCTTTTGCGGATGACCAGATTTCACAAGTTCACCAATATTGGAACTTACGACGGCCTTGGAGGAACCCTTTTTTAATGGCATGGCATCCTCTTAATTGGGTGTGTAGCCGACACAGAAATTAATTCCGGCATCAGTCTTTAGAACTAGGCCACGGGTATAGGGAAGCTTCACATCTTGATACGGCGTGAAAGATGCCGCGTTGGATGGTAGAGACGCATAGATCAGGTTCGTCGCCGATATGCCGCCAGTGGTTGCAGAATCATAAACGTAAACTTGAGCAGATCCGGCATAAACCGGGATTGACACGCTGAACAGTTTGCCAGACCCAGCAACCACAAGCGTTGTTGTGGAGGCCGCAATGGTTGCGCTGATGGTTGATGGGTACGTGTTACCGGAATTTCCTGCAATGATGACCAAATTATCGGATATGGTTTGAAGGATGCCCCTCAACCCATTGATGGCGACAACGCCGTTTTTCTGGGTAGTAAGAATATCGTCAAGTGATGCTGGCATGTGTTAAAGCCCTGTTCTAGTACTTTCCGTCTTGCTGAATCCTATAACGGATGTTTCCCAACCGCCAGAATGACCCGATATCAGTACTTTGAATGCGGATCGAGACTAGGCGGCCACGAAAACGTGGAGTGATGTAAGTAGTTGCCTGTGTCAAGGTATATGGCCCATAAACCAATGGTGTTTGGCCTGCATAGTCAGTTACGTAGAAGGTCAGCAAGACGTTGGCGCTCTGTACCCCGTCAAAATACCCCCACTTCATGTCTGGCCAGACCTGATCAATGAACATCTTCACATCGGCTTCGTTCAAAACGAAATAGCCAGTTTGAAAATACGCATTCATCGCTATTCCGTCAGCATCCGTAGATGTCTCATGCTGATAGAGATATTGGTTCAGGCCCGCGCCAATAGGGGGGCCAAGCACTGATTCGTTAATCCATGCTGAGCGAGACACATATGGGTTATCTGAGTTGTTAAACCCGTAGTCCCATTGATCTAATAGGATATTGTACTTCACATATCCGTAGTTTTCGCCACCATTCCCGCTAGTAGGGAAATACCAGGTGATTTCACCAAAACGAGAATTGGGGGCGATCCTGATCCGGTCAAGGTTAGTCGTATCCAGATCTTGAAACACAACGTCCCAAATGGGGCACTTGATAGGCTCAACACCACTACCAGCGAGCCGGTAGAACTGGCTTTGGCCCATCCAATAGACAATGCCATTCATCGACCCAGCAGCCTTGCGCCCAATAAGGCCACAGCCAGTCCCAAGCTCATTGAACTGGTACACATATGGAGGGCCAACATATTGCATTGCCCAGATGCCAAGATCGGTCCAAAGCAAGCCCTGCTGCGGCCCTTGGATGCCTTGGACAATCCGAGATCCCTTGGGGATGCGATAGCTGCCCGCCTGATTAGTGATAGTGGCTGTCCAGTCATCGTAATTGTTAACGTCGCACCAGCGGATCTGCATCGGGTCAACAATGCCCGTGAATGTAGTTCCCCAAGCAATGATTTGACGCTGCGGCATAGCAACGAACGCACCCTGATTAACAGGTGGAGCTGCTGCGATGATGTTCGCAACTGCGTTGGCAACCGTTGGGTCCCAAGCATAAATTGGGCCTCCAAGGGGGTTGGCAATGAGAACTTGACCCCAATTATCTAAAGACCAATCAACCGCATTGATGGGAACGCCGCGATACTGAGCAGGAACATAACCGCCGTAACCATAGAGGCCATAACCACCAGACCCATAACCGAGGCCAGGGGGCGAAGGACCCACGCCATTGTAGTAAACAAAATGAACTTGGCCGCCATTCTCGGAGACAGTTGCAGTTGACGCGGCAATTACTGAACCGGCTATGATAAAGTTATTTGCATCTGTAATGGAAATAACGGTGTAGTTCCCATATATCGTGACGCCCCCGACAAGGGTAGCAATCAGCGCAGGAAACGTATCTCCGGCAACATATCCATGGTCATTTAACAAAACATTTACAGAACTTAACCCACTTGCCGTTGTATACGCGGGAACTGTTCCTGCGTTATTGACGGTCGATGTAGCATTGTCTGCAGCATAGATTGTGTATTGATTAGCATTTAACAAAGGATTACTGACGGCATACTGCCCAAAAAGAACAATTCCACCAATGCTAATTTGTGTTTGAATATCAACAACATAGTAGTTGTTTGTGTTGCGGCCTGTGTCAACAACAACAACTGCATTGCTATTTGCAGTAGTGCTAAAATTAACTGTCGTATTAATTATTGTTCTCTCTGGGGTAATATCTTGACTTCCACCAGAAGTAATAACCCCTAGGGAATTTCCGCCACCATAGATTAGCCCACCTGAAACATAGGCTGTTGTCGTAGCACTAGCATATGAAACGCTTGTAGAAGTGGCTGCTGTTATCTTGTAGGTGCCATTATACCCATTGGGGTTTATCCCGCTAACAGTGATGCTTTTTCCCACCGTGAATATAAATGGCCCTGTAAACGTAAGCGTAACAGTAGTACCGTTACCGCTTGCGCCAGTTACTACAATTGGAGCTACACCATCCGCGCCAACAGCGAGATATGAATTGGCATTCGTATCTTCCCAAGCCCACAGCGCACGAACTGTTGAACCAATCTTATTGGCGTAGAACTTTGTCCACCCGCCAAGCTTCTGGACCAGCCCGCCAAGTGTGCGATCAGGAATAAACCGAATGAGCTGGCTCTGCGAAATTGCAGCCTCATTTAGCGCAGGAGTCTTATTGACATCCACGCCTGGGAGCAACTTCAACGCCTGATGCGGCATGGCTTAACCCCTTGTCGGAGTTGCGAACGTAGACGGAGACTGCGACGACCAGCCTGCGGCTTCAAACTTCTTACGAGCTTCTTCGATGGCCGCACCCTTCAGGAGAGCTTGATATTGGCTCTCATAAGTAACAGCCATCTGGGGGTCATCGTTGGCGCGGCCAAAGTTCCTCTGATAGCCAGAGATGTAGATCATCGAGGCCATAATCATCAGATCCGGCAAATTTTTACTGATGAATGTCTCCAGATTTGTGGAAGACAAACTATTTGGCCTGTACGTGCCAATCAGCTCTACCGTGTAGCCTTGATCAGGATATGGTCCAACCAAAAATGTATAATCATCAAAGGGAACCCAATACTGCGGGACACCCCTATTGGTTACCGCGCCAGAGCCATAAACCGCGTCTAGGAATTCTTTTGTGGTTGGAAGAAGCGGGACGCGATCAGCGACATCTGGGTCAGTAGAACCAACTAACACGTTAATCTGCTCCGGCACCACCAGAGTACCATATGGGAACGTATCTGCGTTGACGTTCAGAATACGGCTACCAGCAGTCAAGCTATATGCAGTAGTCGAACCAGAAGTGAACAGAAAGTCCAAATCGCGATACATGCGCAATTCGGCGTAGACAATCATCTGGGGCAAAATTGTCAAAAACTCAGGATTATCTTCCTGAACAACAGCCATGGTCGCAATTTGGGTAATGTAGCTGGTAGTCCCAGCTACTGAACCGTCATATGACATGGGTGTAGTCATTGCAGAAACTCCAGCATCTTCTCGTTATATCACCTATTTAGCGTTGGCGCACCACCCTTCGCGGCGAGCATTGTTTTGCTTAACCTCAATGATAGTTGCTGTCGTATCCTTAGATGACCAGGATACGTCTCTCCATACGTTACACACCGCGCCATTAATCTCGCTTGTGCCCGTCAGACTTGAGCAGCCCATAAGGGGAAACATCAATAGCATCGCCAGCACGTATCGCATCTTGTGTTCTCCTTAGAGCATCAGCCGTCGCCGCAGCCTCGACCTCTGCAATGGCATCGGACCTAATTTTCATGTAGACGCCGCTTAAGGCCAACGCGACAATGGCGGCAATAGCAAGATAACGACCTATTGGGGTGAAGAGAAGACTAAACACCATGCTCCTCCATGTGCTGTTTGCGGAAGTACCAAATTGCCGCGCCACAAACGATAACCGCCGCCATGATGACGAAGTTTGGATTGTGGAGTAGGCCCATAATCTTATCTGCCGTGTCGGACGCATCCTGGGCCTGCGCGGCTACTTCCTTGGCAACACCTAGACCACCCATTCCGGCGGTCAAAAGAGCTGCATTCCCTTGTTTGCTGCTTGCCATAGAAGGCGCTGGCGGGGGCTCCGGCTCGGTGCGCCCTTCATGCTCATAGACCGTTGGCTCTTCTTTAGACGCACTTGGCACGGGTTTTTCGTCGGCAGTCCACCATGCGCTTTCAGCTTGGCGACGGCGAAGCAATCCGGGCAGTACTTGCATACCCTTACCCGGTATCTTTCCTTTGGTCCATTTCATCAGTTCAGCGGGCACATCGGCAAATTTCGCTGCATTTACTTTTTTTAGCAAAGTAGATGATTTCAACGCGCCAGCGCCAGCATTGTAGCAAAAGTCCACTAGCACATCAAATTCATGTTGGGTAAGCGGCTGCTTGACCATATTGTGTACTTCAGTTTCGTACTTGACAAGATCGCGGCTCAAAATGTCGTTTGCTTGCTGCTGGGTAATTGTCATGCCTTCTGTGACATTGGGGGCGCCAGCAGCAGAAGTATGGCCATAACCAATCGTCAAAATGCCAGCTGGGCACCGGTATGCCTTCAACTTGCACCCTTCAAACTGCTTGAGAAGAGCATTAATTCCTTCTTGGCTCATTTGCATGGCGCAACTCCTAGTGGTTAATGAGGCTAACAGCGACAAGAACACAGCAGATCAAAGTAACAATGACTGCTAAAAATGCTGAAGCCCAGACCATGACATTATGCATCAGTTCCTCTTGTGCTTTTTCTGCATCAAGGGCATCAGCTTTCTGTTGTTTTTTAATTTGAGTAGTGGCGGCTAAAACTTGATCCCAGGCGGCAATGCCAAACTCTCCAATGAAGTGATTCTTCAAATCTTCCATCATTGATTCGGCTTCAGCTTTTGCGGCATATGCTTCCATTGCAATCTGCTGTGCCGACTTGCCGCTCATTAAGCTACCCTTAGGCTCTGCGGCGGCGCGGGTAATCGCAGCTACGCTTTCAAATAATGAACCAAGATCCGCAGCCATGCCTTGCAGCTCTTTGCCAACGGAAATGCCAGCCTTCAAGGCTTCATAACTAACTTTAGCTGCGGCTAGGAGCGTAAGAGGGTCCATTACTTGTCTGCCTTTCTTTTTTCAAGGCTGTCTACTTTATCAAATATTTGTCGGCACAAATCTTTAATTTCTTTTAATGATTCTAAAAATTCTTCACGTTTTACGTAGTTAGTTGGTAAATCAACTTCGACTTGATGGAGATCTCTCTTAAGATTTTCGACAGCATCCCACAATTGGCGGGCAAGCCATCCAACAAGAGCCAAGACAAGCCCTAACACGAAATTGATTAAGGTTTGAGTGTCCACCGGATCATGCGACTTTCTCCCCCTTACTGAAGATAGCCTCTTGAATATACAGCAAGTTCGCTTTTAAACGAGCATCATCTGGAGACTTCTCGCAGGCCAGAGCTGCTTGTTCAAGCGACTTGTCTAGCAAACCAAGATGGTACGCCGAAATGCTGGCAAGATCATGTGGCTGGTCTCCCCAAACTACCGGATCACATGTATATACCAAAGCCCTATCTGTGATTCGCAACGCTCTTATGGCATATGCAAAACATTCTTCCCATCTACATTGACGATACATGAGCATAGCTAATTCGCACCATGGCTCGCGAGTATTAGGTGCCTCAGACGCAGCCATTTGAAATGCTTTCTCCGCGCCAGAAGGATCGCCAATCTCGTTGTAGCAGCGACCCATAACTCGATATGCATAGCAGCGTTCGTTCATCCACGTGGCGCGGGGCAATGCTAGATAGCTCTTGCAAGCATCAATAGATTCTTGCCACCTAGCATTGAAGCTAAGCTCACGTGCATAATAGAAAGCATTCCTGGGGCACTGTGGATCTTCTTTTACGGAAAGCTCCAATAGATCCATGTACTGTCCCCGGCTTTTCGTGGGGTCTGGTTTATGGACCGCGATGAGGAAGTCGGTCTGCGCCCATACTTCTTTAATGCGTCCGTCAGGTACAGGATATTCGTGGCATGGGTGGTGCCAATGGTATCCGTTTCGGGCGTGGATCTTCTCGTAGTAGAAGCTGATGCCGCATCCCCAGTCAAACATGTAACGGAGGCGGGTAGTTTCTCCCTTGATCCAGACACGCTCTATCTCCTCTCGCCATCCCGGCTGAAGCACTTCGTCAATGTCCAAGCTGATGCAGACATCCATGTTTCGCGGAACCAGCGCCAAAGCAGCGTTGCGCGCAAGATCAAATCGCCAAGGAGATATGCCAATGTGATGAACAATGGCTCCATGTTTATCTGCTTTTTTTGGAAGACCATCGTCAGACCCCGTATCGGCAATAAGTATCATGTCCGCATCTGCGGCTGATGCGCAGAAACGCGGTATGAAGTGCGCTTCATTTTTGCTGATAGCGTACACGCATATTTTTAGTGACATTTTGCCCCCTCACAAAATGTTAAATTTGCGAAACTTCAACCCACGCCGTCGTAGGCTCATCCCAACTATATATCTTCCCATCATCGGGATATGCAACAGGCGGTTCCCACAACCATGTGGTCTGGCTGAGTGTCCATGACGTAAAGGGCTGAGTCCCGTAAAAAACATCGTTTACATGATCGTAAACATAGCCAATGCCAGCGTAGTTGCCGCGCAAGGCTATGCCACCGTCAGGGCCATCTGGACCATAGTGAACATTACCACGAGTGTTATAGCTGGTCTGGAGCCACGTTCCCGGCGAGCTATCAACAAAGGTGTCGAAGAAATCTGGTTCGGCAACGATGACTTGGATAACCTTGCCATCGCACACTTTGGCAAAATGGCTCATGCCGTGTAGCTCCCCGATGACTTGAAGATCATGACTGTGTTAGACCCCACAACCGCAGTCGTGGGGCTTCCCGTTGTAACTCCGGTATAGTTTGCAGTTGGCACCGATAACAAGACAATGCCAGATCCGCCGCCCGATATAGCGCCGGGAGAGACACCGCCAAGAGAGCCGCCGCCGCCGCCGCCTGTGTTGGTAGCTCCAGAAGTGCCAACACCAGCATTGCTCCCAACACCGCCGCCGCCAAGACCACCAGCCCCCACTGTTATTGAGTATCCTGTATAGCCACCAGACCCACCACCGCCGCTGTAGTAAACAGATGTTGCGGTGATGGTGGTGGACGCCGCCGTTGACGAGGCGCTCAATGTGTAGGTTCCAGCCCCTCCAGATCCAGTTCCAAAAGCTATAATGGTAGATCCAGTGGTGACGTTTGTCCCCGATATGAGTGAGCCGATGTAGAGAGTTCCAGACGTAACGGCAGTAACTGTCAATGTTGTTGTGGTTATTGACCCGGTGACGACTGCTGAAGATGTTCCGAGAAGAGTAGAATTATAACCAACACCACCAGCGCCACCAGTGACGCTGGCGCCGGGGCTAGTGCCGACAGCGCCGCCACCTCCGCCGCCACCCGCACCATAGTTTCCGGCAGTTTGAGTTCCTCCAGCAAACCCTTGACCTGAAGTGCCTGCGCCGCTTGCGCCACCGGCATTGTTACCTCCGCCGCCGCCACCGGAGCCACCGGCAAGGCCAGCAGTACCAGCACCACCACCCGCGCCGCCACCACCGGTAGCCGTTAAGCTTAACGCGGTTATTGTGGAATCTGTCCCACTAGCACCCCTAGTGCCAGAAGCGGAAGAAGCCCCCCCAGCGCCCACAGTTATTGAATAGACTGTAGTGGCAGTTAATGTTGTTGAACCCGCAAGATAGCCACCGCCACCACCGCCACCACCAATATTAGCACCTCCGCCACCGCCGCCAGCTACAACAAGGTATGACGCTGCATAAGACCCAAAACCCGTCACGTTGAACGCAGAGTACGCGACCCAGCCTTGGACATTATCTACATAGACAATGGAAATGGCTTGCCTTGCCGTAGACAGTGAACCAGTACCC